GCGCTGCAACAACTTGCGTATTAAATATTGGCGGTACAGCATTTACTACTACTGGCACTATTACTAGTGTTGGTTCTACAGCTCTTGGCGCTAATGCAACAACTCCTGGCGGATGGTTAAATGTTGGTTCTACTGATGTGTTAATTGCTTACACACTAGCTGGAACTTCCTTGTCTACTGGTGCAGCAACAATCATCGTTACCTATGCAGTTCGTAATTCTGATGGTAGCCAACGTCCTACTGGTCAACAAAATTAATCTTGCGGGGGACTTGTTCCCCCATTAAATCTTTAGGAGATTAATTATGATGCAATATGACGTAAAACAAGCGCATTTAAACCAGTCTGGTATTTTGGTGCCTTATGGCACTCGCATCAAGGGCGTATCTTTTACTGGAAGCGCTAGTGCTGGATCGCTTACTTTGTTTGATACTGTAACTGCACCTGTAACTACGGGAACTTATGCTCGTTCTGGAACTACAGTAACTGTTACGCAATCAGCACACGGTTTATCTACAGGACAAGTTATTGGTATTGATTTTGGCGTTGGTACGGGTGGATCAGCTACTAATGGAGACTATGTTGTTACGGTTCTTACTTCAGGATCTTTTACTGTAACTGATATTAATTCAGGCAGCATTACTGCTGGAGCAACAATGATTTATTCCACAGGAACATGGATGGCAACATACGATGTAGCTGCTAGTGACTCATATAACAACGCCCCACTTATTCCAGGCGAAGGTGTAAAAGCTATTACTGGTGTATACGCATATATGGTTAACCTAGCCGCAGCAAATATTTACTACGGGTAAAAAATGACCGAACAAGTTCGATTAGAAGCTGGATATAATTTAGCGGGTCGGAGGGTGATGATTGGCCTTCCTTCCTACGATTACAAAGTTTCTTCAAAGCTAGCTATTTCGCTAGCTGAGTTTTGTTTACAAGCAACAAGACACGGGATTGACGTTCAGATCTGCAATATTTCTGGGTGTTCTGTTGTATCTCGTGTTCGTAACTTGATTGCTACGGATTTTCTAAAGTCAGAGTGTACGGACTTAATGTTCATTGATTCAGATATTAACTTTAATGCTGAAGATATTTTCCGTTTAATGGCTTGGAATACAGATCCTGTAAAAGGGATTGTTGCTGGTATTCCAGTCGCCCGTAAAAAAGGTCAAGTTTATTTCTCTACACTAGATACGGACGATGAAAGCATTTTCATGGACAAGATGGGTCTAGTAAGAGCAAAGCGTGTAGCTACAGCTTTTATGATGATTCGCCGTGAAGTATTTGAGAAGTTGGCTGAAGCTCATCCAGAGTGGCTTTACCACGATGAAAAGAAACAGGGCGATGAAACATATTGCTTCTTTGACTTTGAATTAAAAGACGGGCAATATATCGGTGAAGACTATCTGTTCTGTGACCGTGCTAGAGAGATGGGCTTTGAAGTATGGATTGATCCTACTATTAAACTAGGTCATATGGGTGTTCATGAGTTTGAAGGCTCGTTTGGTGAAGAGTTTTTATACCCATTAATCCGCCCAGTAGACTCAAATAAGGATGCTGCATAATGGCTACTAAAAAGAAAAAAGGTCCCTCTCTTGCGATTGGTCGTGGTGAAAAGTTGCCTGTATCTAAGGGCGCTGGGCTTACCGCCAAAGGTCGTGCTAAATATAATGCAGCTACTGGCTCGCATTTAAAAGCTCCACAACCACAAGGCGGCGCTCGCAAGAAATCTTTTTGTGCTCGTATGTCTGGAATGCCCGGCCCAATGAAAGACGAAAACGGCAAGCCAACTCGTAAAGCCGCTTCACTAGCAAGATGGAAATGCTAAAATGAAAGACTCATTTTTAAACATGGACGAAGCAAGCAAACATATTATTGACTTTGCTTCTATCGTTACCGTACTAGGAACTCTTGCAGATATGTTGCCAGCTATTGCCGCTATTTTTACTATAGTCTGGACGGCGATTCGCATTTATGAGACTAAGACTGTTCAAGGTTGGTTGGGAAAAAACAATGCCATCAACAAGTAAAAAACAACATAATTTAATGGCAGCAGTTGCCAAAAACCCAGCTTTTGCTAAGAAGGTTGGGATTAAACCATCAATCGGAGAAGAGTTTATGAAAGCAGATAGGGGTCGTAAGTTTGGTACTGGTGGAGCTATGAAACCAGTAGACGCAAAGAAAAATCCAGGAATAGCTAAGTTACCTACAGCGGTACGCAACAAAATGGGTTATATGAAAAAGGGCGGTATGGCTAGTGATGCTAAAGAAGATACCAAAATGGATAAAGCCCAAGACAAAGCTATGATTAAAAAAGCATTTAAAATGCATGACAAACAAGAACATAAAGGCGGCAAGGGTACTAACTTAGCCGCTCTTAAAAAAGGCGGTATGGCTATGAAAAAGATGGCAATGGGCGGTATGGCTAAAGAAACAATGGGCCCTCGTACAATGGCTAAAGATGTAGAAAAAGGTTCAAACAAGCTAACTAAGTTTGGTGAGTCTGCTGTTCAAAAACGTGGTCATACTAAAGGTCGTAACCTTGGTGATTCTGGTCCTACAGCTTCTATTACTAAAGGCATGAAAAAAGGCGGCAAGGTTAAAATGTGTAGCGGCGGTATGTACGGTAAGAAGAAATAATCATGCCATTTACTGAAACCGCCAAAGAAAAGGAAAAACGCGAAGCCTATTACAAGGCTAATAAAGAGCGTGGACTTCGGGCTGAAAAGCAAAAAGAATACGAAATGTTTGGTACTACTGAGCAAAATATCCCTAAAGTAGACACCATGGGCAATGTAACTGGGATGAAAAAAGGCGGAAAAGTTATGAAAAAAGCAAAACGATATGATGAAGGTGGAGACATTGAGTTTGAAACTCAAACCGGTAAAAATAAAAACATTGATGATGACACTCGCATCAAAGCAAAGGACTATGCTAATAGCAAGCTTGAAGATGAGCCAATGATTGATATGCGCCCAGCTCCAAAAGCTAAGTCTTCTTCTCCAAAAGGTGCTAAAGCATTTACACGCGCAGAGACTGGTGGCGGTGCATCTCTAATGACTCGTAAAGACCGTAGCGATATGCCAAAAGCTAAAACTAAATCTTCTAGCTACACGCCTGACCACACTATGGGCATGGCTATGAAAAAAGGTGGTAAAGTTAAATCCGCTTCTGCTAGAGCTGATGGTTGTGCTATTCGTGGTAAAACAAAAGCTTAATATGCGAGCCAGCCGTGGTATGGGCGATATTGCCCCTTCTAAAATGCCAAGTGGGAAAAAGAAACCCCGCAAGGATAACACCGACTTTACGCAATATAAAGAAGGTGGAAAGGTCAATGCCGCTGGGAACTACACAAAACCAGAGATGCGTAAACGTATTGTTTCTCAAGTTAAAGCAGCTGCAACACAAGGTACTGGTGCAGGTCAATGGTCGGCTCGTAAAGCCCAATTAGTAGCCAAAAAATATAAGGCGGCTGGTGGAGGCTACAAGTGACATGGTCAAAAAAATACAAGGATTCAATAAATTGCAGCAACCCAAAGGGATTCTCTCAGAAAGCACATTGCGCAAGCAAAAAGAAAATGGCTGGGGGTGGTTTAGCAAAATCGCAACAATCTTTGAAATCTTGGGGCGACCAAGAGTGGACAACCAAGTCAGGGAAGAAATCGTCCGAGACGGGGGAACGGTACTTGCCGAAGAAAGCAATACAAGCGTTAAGCCCACAAGAGTACGCAGCAACAACACGAGCAAAACGAGCAGGAAAAGCACAGGGGCAGCAATTCGTGCCGCAGCCGCAAAAGGTAAAAGCAAAAGTAAAACCGTATAGGAAGATTAAATGAAAGACTTCATGCAGGTTCAGATTGATGCGTCTGAGCGGTTATACAACATGATGCTGGAAGACCACAAAGAGCGTGTTAGAGACATGGCAATGTGGGCAGATACAAGCGTTGGTTTAATGAAGAAGTTAGACGAACGAGATGCAGAAATAATTAAGTTACGTGAAGAAATACGAATACTGAAAAATGGGTAAATAATGGCGACTACGTCCGGACAAACCGCGTTTAATCTAGACCTCTCTGAGCTTGTTGAAGAAGCTTTTGAGCGGTGTGGACAGGAGCTGCGTACTGGATACAACTTACGCACTGCCCGTAGATCTATTAACTTGATGACAGTTGAGTGGGCCAATCGTGGTATTAATTTATGGACGATTGAAGAGTGCGCTATTCCTCTAGTAACCAACCAAGGCGTTTACCCCGTACCTGCGGACACCATTGACATTTTAGATTTAGTAACCCGGACAAGCAATGCTAGTACATCGAATCAAACTGATATTAATCTTAGCCGTATTTCTGAGTCCACTTATTCTACTATTCCCAATAAATTAACTAATGGCCGCCCTATTCAAGTATGGTTTAACCGCCAAACTGCGTTAACTAACGGCACAGCGTCTACTACAGTAGCTACAGGCACAACCACTCCTTCAGTATCTGCTACAGATACAACAATTAATCTAGTTAGCACAGCCGGATTAGGGTCTACAGGGTTTGTAAAAATTGATAATGAAACCATTGGATATACTAATATTAGCGGTAATCAGCTATTAAACTGCTGGCGTGGGCAAAACGGCACTACTGCAACAACTCATGCTGTCGGTGCTTCGGTATATATCCAAAACTTGCCTTGTGTAAATGTCTGGCCTACGCCCGATGCTGGTGGTGGTCCTTATACTTTGGTGTACTGGAGAATGCGTAGATTGCAAGATGCTGGGGATGGTGTAACTATTCAAGACATTCCGTTCCGGTTCATTAACTGTTTTGTAGCAGGTCTGGCCTATATGTTGAGTGTTAAGCTCCCTGGGATAGACGCACAAAGAGTTATGGGTTTGAAGCAGGAGTATGAGGAACAGTTTAACTTGGCAGCGCAAGAAGATAGAGAAACAGCCCCTATTAGATGGGTTCCTAGAAACTTGTTCTATTCGAGGTAATTTATGCCGTCAAAGTATAGTTCGGGTAAACACTCGATTGCTAACTGTGATCGCTGTGGGCAACAATTTAAATTAGTAGACCTTAAAAAGCTTACGATTAAGACTAAGCAGGTAAGTATTAAAGTTTGTTCAGAGTGTTGGGAACCAGATCAACCTCAGTTACAATTAGGTATGTACCCGGTCAATGACCCACAAGCAGTACGGGAGCCAAGACCAGATACGAGTTACTATGCTTCAGGACAAACTGGGTTACAGATTATTAATGGAAACAATAACTCCATAGATGAGAATGGGTATCCAGCAGAAGGTAGTAGGGTAATTCAGTGGGGTTGGGCACCAGTAGGCGGGGCTAGTCAATTTGATAGTCTTTTAACACCAAATTATTTGATTGCCCCAGGGCAAGTAGGTACAGTAACAATTACGACAACTTAAGGAGTTGAAAATGACATTTAAAAAAGGCGCTAATGGTATTGAAGCCAAAGGCAAAACAAAAGGTAAAAACTTAGGCGATTCAGGCCCAAGCGTTAAAACTATGAATGGTCCAATTAAAAACGGTGTTGGTAAAACCAATGCTAATATGAAGTCTATGGGTCGTAACTTAGCTAAATGCGCTGCTCAAAGAGGTAGATAATCATGGCTAAGTTTTCTATGAAACAAGGCGGAAAAGAAGTAGGTTCCGCTGATGTATATGCTGCACCCCACACTATGGATGGTAAAACTATGACCACAGCTAAAGATTCAGTTGTTAAGCCAGGCAACAACGTAGATGCAGTTAAGATGTCTGTTGGTAGCCAAATATTTAAAAGCCAAAAAGACGAAGTTAAAACCTCTGGTATGAAACAGCGTGGTCATGGCGCTGCTACTAAAGGCTATACATCTCGTGGGCCAATGGCCTAGTAGGGTAAACCCCAATGAACTATTCGCAACTATACCAAGCGATTCAAGACTACTCGGAGAATACTGAGCAGCTATTCGTATACAACATCCCCCGCTTTGTTCAAGAGGCAGAGGAGCGGGTATACAATTCTGTTCAGATTCCATCGCTTCGTAGAAACGTTACGGGTACTTTAACTGCGAGTAATCCCTACTTATCAGCACCAAACGACTACCTCTCTACTTTTTCGTTAGCGGTAATAAGAACCGATGGTAGCTATGAGTATCTGTTAAACAAAGACGTTAACTTTATTCGTGCTGCGTACCCTACTCCAACCAGCGTAGGCGAGCCTCGTTACTATGCCCTTTTTGGCAACCAGTATTCTGTTCCTAACGAGCTGTCGTTTATTGTTGGACCTACCCCAGACGCTAGCTATAACGTAGAACTGCACTATTACTACTACCCAGTATCTATTGTGCAGGGCATGATTACTTCGTTAAATGCATTAAGTTTAGCAGGTGGTACTAACTACACTAACGGGGTATACCAAAACGTTTCTTTAACAGGCGGTACAGGCAGTGACGCTACGGCAGATATTGTTGTTTCTGGTAATAGGGTTACTTCTGTTAGCCTTAAAAATGGTGGTAGTTTTTACGTTGCTGGAGACGTTTTAAGCGCTTCTGCAGCTGATTTAGGCTCTTTAGGGGCTGGTTCTGGATTCTCTATTCCTGTGTTTGCTATTAATAACGCTACAGGAACCTCATGGTTAGGCGACAATTACGACCCAGTATTGTTCTATGGAGCTATGCGTGAGGCTATGCTATTTATGAAGGGCGAACAAGATTTGATTGGCTACTACGAAACTAAGTACCAAGAAGCCATGCAGCAGCTAAATCGCCTTGGAACTGGTCTGGAACGTGGTGATGCGTACCGAGACGGGCAAGCTAAGATTAAGGTTAACCCATAATGCCAATACAGCAAGGACAATGTACAGGGTTTCAAAAGAATTGTTTAAGTGGTTTGGAGAACTTTGCCTCTGGAACCCCCTATGTATATAAAATAGCGCTTTATACCGCTTTGGCTAACTTAAGTTATGAGACGCTTATTTATACAACTACAAACGAGATTACTGGCACAGGCTACACGGCTGGCGGGAAAGTTTTAACCCCAATAGGCCCTACAACTAGCGGACAAACAGCCTTTATTTCTTTTGCAAACGTGACTTGGAGCCCAGCAAGCTTTACTACTAGGGGTGCATTAATCTATAATAGCACTACTAATGCGGCGGTTGCGGTCTTGGATTTTGGGGCAGATAAAACGGCTACAAATAGTTTTACAATTACTTTCCCGGCGAACAATGCATCAGACGCCATTATTCGATTTACTTAAGGAGTTTTTATGAGCAATGAACAAGCAAAATTCGGAGACAGCGTAGAAGCTACTGTTACCCGTGGCGCTGGTCAAACTGATACTATTGGTTTAGAAGGCGTTTATACCGCTGAGTGCTTTGATGCACAAGGTAATTTAAAGTGGTCTGATACTTTCAAAAACCTGACGACTAACGTTGGTCGTGCAAACTTGATGAACTCATACTTTGCTAACACTGGCGGCGGCGCTATTGTTATGGGCTTAAAAGGTACAGGCACAGCGGCTTACGCAGACAC